ACTGATTGAACACCCTCAACACCTGCGATTAATAATTCTATTTCAGAAATATTGATTGGCATATTAAATGTCCAATTATCTATGTTAAAATAATCCTTAAGTTCATTTATACATTTTGTAAGAACTTCTCTTTTATTATAACCACCAAATACTCTAATTTCAAAATCTAATCCAATATTAATTACAAACCCATCAATTAAATTAACACCATCTGTTAACATTCTATATTCACCTAAATAAGTTTTTAGATTTTCTTTAACAGCCTTGTTCAAAGAAGTTAAATACTTGTTTGAATCATATCCTAAAATATATAAATTAATAGCAAATGGATTATTCTTTTCATTAATATTGTTTTTCTTACCACTTAAAAATCTTCTTACTTCATCTTTAATTTCTTGTTCAGTAGAATTTGATTGTTTAAGAGATTGAACCAAACCAGCAAATTCTTCAAGTGAATCTGGGTTATTTAAGATTGAACTGGGGGAATTATTATCTAACTCACCATCAGGTGCACAATATGCCTTTGCAACTCCACCATATTTAGCAGGTAAGGATAGTGCTCTTACTTGATAATCTTTTCTTGTTACTGCTCTGTTTTGTGAACCAAAGTTTGCAAGTGCATTTTCTCTAATCTCGTTCAATGTTTCTGCACCTCTACCACCTGTTGCTGGTGCTTCATTATCCACAGCTACAGAAGCTTTCATTCTATTATATAAAGTTAAATCATCACCTACAAAGGTTTTTACATCATCATCAAAATCAATCCTACCTATTGTAGTTAATTCTCCTTTAGCAACATTTGAACTTACTCCACCTCCAACTAAATATGAAATAGTAAATTCACCAGTTGGTGCTTGACCATATGATTTTGTTTTAAGAAAGTTTGATGGGTCAAAAGATGCACCCAATCTATCGATTGATGAGTTTAAACCAAGACCAACATTTTTAAAATTTGGAATAAGTGTTTCATCATTTGAAGATGTACCACCACCAAATATAATTGATGTAGTATTGTCCGAATTAATTGTTGTTGTAAATCTTCTTGATGTTTTTATTAATTTAAGAACACTTGAAACCGAATCTTTAAATTGAGATAAATCTTTATCTGTCTGTTCGGAAGTTGGGTAATCTAAATATACCATCTCTTGTGCTAGATATGGTACATGATACCACTTATTTCCATTTGAATCTCTCACATCATAAATATCAATAACATTAGTATCTGCTATTTGTATTTTAGAGAAATTCTTAGGTGTATTTCCAAAATTAAATGTTATCTCTTTTAGTTCAGCTGAAATCGCATTTACTGTTTTTTTAATTAGATATTGAGTTGGTTCTCCACCACTATCTCTTTCATATACAGATATTTCTCTGTTATTTGCATCATTAAAATCAATTAGTTCTGTTGTTCTAAACTGAGTATTTGAAGTTGATGATTCTATTACCATACCTTCTTTAATTCTCAAATAGTATTCGGAATCAGGTTGGTTATCAACACCAAGACCTGTATTTGGTACTAATTGATAAACTGATATTTCACATATAGCGGGTGAAGTTACTTTTGGTTTATATCCTAAGTAATTAGCGAGAGCAACAACATTTTGTTTATCTTCAGCATACAGCAGTAATGATTCTTTAAGAGAATCATCAGTATAGTAAGAAAGTATATCTCCTACATATGCAGCCATTTCAATAAACATCATACCAGGAGATGATTCATTGAAATCAGAATAACTTTTTGGGAAGTAAGTTTTGGCATACTGAATTAGATTTTCTCTAAATTTAGAAAAATCTTTATTAAGATATTTTATATCTCGTCCATTGTTACTTTTAAATGTTGCCGAATTTAATGCCATCTTAATTTGTTCCTTGTACTGTAAATGTTAATTCCTGTAAATCTATTTGATTACCAACTGTGAATTGTAAACTTAGATTAACTCTATTCTGGTCTCTTAATTCATTTGTCATTTCTACATCAATACTTTTAATATTAATATAAGGTAACCAATAACCTACATTTTTTGTTATAGTGTCTTGAACTTTTTCTTCAAAACTATCATCAATTTGTTCAAATAATAAAGAATGTAATCCTGTACCAAAATTTGGTTGCATTACTCTTTCACCTTTTTGTGTAAGTAAAAGATTTTTTAAATTTGATTTTGCTTGTTCAAATGAAGTGAAAGCTTGTTCAAAGAAACCAGTTTCACCATTTTTTATAGGCAAGGTAATACCATATGCAAAAGAATCAAAATCTTCTGTATCCTTTACTACCTTTCTACCTATAACATAAGCCATCTATTATTCTCCCTGTTATCTCTTAAACTTTTTTACAAGTTCTGAATTATCTCTATTTAGAATTCTATCTAAACCAGGTAATCCTGTTTGTACACCAAGACCAGTTTTACTTGGTCCTCGTTTTATATCACCATAACCCATTTGAGATGCCATCTGAGCTCTCATTGATTCTAAACCACCACCTGCACTTGATTGGTTAAAAGATACTGTTTTATCCATACTTTCATTTATTGGTTGTTGTTGAAAAGAATCTAATACAGATTTTTGTTCCATACCACCTTTTCTTTGTGCAGCTGTAAATGGTTTTGTATTATTTAAAACCTCATTTAAAACAGCATTCTTTGTGAATTGTTTTTGAGGTTGTTGTCTTTCTTCTTGTAGTACTTGTTCTGCCATTTGGAACGGGTCTACTTCTTCTTCCACGATTTGCGTGGAGGAAGCGGCAACACCTCCCTTCTCCTCCAATAGAACTTTCATTCTACGAGTTACTTCTTCTTCTAAAATCTTAGGAAAGGTTTTAGTTAAGAATTGTTCATGTTTTTTAGCAACTTCCGCCTCAACAATTACTTTGATTAATTTTGCTAATTTTTTCGAATCCATTTTTAATTTGTTTTCTTTTATCTTAATATAAATATATTCTTTTAGTTTTTATAGTTATGAACACTCAGGTGGATTTACAAATCCTAAATATCTTCTTGGTACTTTTTGAAATACACCACATCCATTTCTATTAAATCCACCACCACTTGTGTTTCCTTCAATAGTAACGATACCACCAGTTGCGGTTACAGCAGCAACAATACCAATATGATGTGCATCTGATGCTGACCCATATAAAACTGCGGCTCCTACTTTTGGTTTCGTACTCCAATATCCTTTTTGTTTTCCCCAATTCATCCAGTTATCACAACTAGCACCACCACTTGGAGTTTCTAACCCAGCCTCTTGCCACCAAGTAGCAACAGCAGCTGCACACCAATAATATCCACTACCATCTTTTCTAACCTTTGCTTGATTATCTAATCCTACATTATCAAACATATCATCAATTCTACCTCGTTCATTTTTTTGAACTCCACCAGGAAATCCACCATAGTTTTTACCAGGTGGTGTGCCTGTTTCTAAAATACCAATATCTCTTTTTGCAATTGCAACAATCTTAGTACCTTGCTCACACTTATATTCAGGTGGTATAGATTCTTCAATTTCTTTTAGTTCATCATCTGTTAAATCTACGGGTGCCGAATTTCTTTCGCCACTACTTATTTCAGATTTTTTTAAATTTGAATATTCTTTTGCTGAAGTTCTACCAGATTCAGGTAACGATGTATCATTTGCAACAGCATCAGCCTCATCCGCTTCTCTCTGAGCCTCTTGTTTATCTTCCTCTGACATTATCAATCCTGCTAATAATGAACTACCTAATTTTTTAACAGCTTCAAATAATGTATTACCTGATTGTGGTGGTTCGAATGGAACACTTGGGCCAGCAGGAGGTATTGTAAATCCTGTCCAACTTCTAATACCAGGTGCAGGTGGAACGAGTGGAAATCCAGGATAGAGTGAAATGGTAATATATAATCCTTGTATTGTTGTTAGATGTTGTTGCATTGCACCAATTAACTTATCCAAAAACACACCTGAATCCAGTGTAGTAATGAGAGGCCCTACATTTGGAAACTGACCAGGATTTGTTACAAAGGCTGAAGTTGTGGTTACATTTTGTATAGCACCAGTAGCAGGAATTATTGGTGGTATTCCTGTCATTAAAGTTGCTCCTGTCCAATAACCAACCACACCTTTTCCAATATCATCTATAAAAGTATGTTGACCTTCTCGTACTCCAAGTGCAGTACTACACGCCAGAGTAACCAATGTGTTCATCAGTTGTTTATTATCTTTAGTAATCGGAATTTGATTTATTGTTTGAAATCCCCTACGAACCGCCATATCATATTCATCAGTAAGTTTTTTTGCGAAATCACTAAAGGAATTTATACCTGATTGATTTCCCATATAACTCAACATATTTTGTTTGAATAAAGCGAAAGACATTTTTTATTCCGTAAAATTTTGTGTAGATAATATCTTATCTAATTCACTTTGTATCTGAGCATAAGCAGATGCATTTGTTGGTGGAGATGATGGACCAGCAGGAGTGGGATGAATTTCTTTTTGTAATTCATCAAGTATTCTACTTAATATATCAATTAGTGTTTGACCTCTTGCAAGTGGTTCTTGTTGACTTTCTGTATTAAGGTATATATCTCCACTCCCACCTAAGAAGTACATATCATTATCATTAGTTGTAGTTCTATACTCACCATTTAAATCTATAAAAGCACCATCATTACCATTATCTATTGTTAACTTACCATCAGATACTAATGAAATATTTCCCTTTGAAAAGAAAATCATTTCAGAATCTTTTGATGATAAAATAATTCTACCACTATTAACAAGAATTTGGTCAG